TCATATAATCCTGAAACTGATTATTGTATGTATTTGTAGCTAACCCTAGCGATCTAGCTCCAGCATTTGGATCTTGTCCTATGCCGCTTCTAATCCCCATAGGATTGAATCCCGCAGCTCCTTGCTGTGCTCCTGCAATCTGCCCAAACTGAGCTACAGGGGTTGTACCTGATAAGTAACTGGCTGCATTAGCTAGACGCTGCTGCCTTAAACGGAAAGCTGCATTACCAACTTCAAAAGCTTCTTCTGCTGCTGGTGCTGCTCCAAAGACGTTGCCTCTTGCCATTTGCCCAGCTCTTGCAGCTTGTTGAACTTCTTCCCGCATACCGGGAGCAAGTGCATAACCAGATTCAACATCTTCCAAAGCTGCTTTTCCTAAAGCATCTCTAACTTTTCTAAATTGAGGATCAGATAGTTCTAACTCTTCAAGTGATTGCTTAACAAATTCAGTTCCGTATTTTTTACGAATATCAAGCATTGACTGTGCAATGCTGTCAGCACTTTCTTTCGCAAAATCCAATTCTTTTCTAGACTGATCAACATCACCAACACCTGTAAAATCAGCAACCTTTTCCTCCCCTGTTACAGGATCTTTATAGGTTGTTTTCTCTCCCATACGAGCAGCAGCCTCAATACGCTTCTTCAAAGCTAATAATGACGCTTCTGTTCTAACTCCTTCAGTAGTCGCTTCTGCGTAATTCGGTGGTTCCGGTGGATCTGGTGAATACAATCCCATCTTTAAAATTCCTCTTTTATAAAAAGTTCTCTCACTGTTAAACTAATACTCTCAAGATAATCTTTTCCTCCTGTGAGGAAGGCGGTCATCAAACCTAATTCTGTTAAAGTGTCTCTAATCACTAAAGCGTAGGTACGCTTAGTTTTGCCAGCATCTTCCCAGCTATTGGCATCCTTCCAAGCATTGAGACAAACTAAATGCAGAGGAAGGAGATTATGCTTATGCTGATTAAAGAAGCTGTTATCTGGTAGCTCTACCAAGAGAAGGAAGGCTAAGTCATAAGTATCTGCCCCTTTCCAGTTCTCTTTATCATCGTACAAGTCATCAATAAACCTAGCTATTTTGCAGATGATATTTAGGTAAAGGTGTGCTTCCCTATTACCTCCAGCACAAAGTTTTACAGCTTCTGCTACCTTATCCTCGTAGCTCATTGGTCAGCCTCCATAGTGTCCATAAATGCCCCTGCTTGAATACTTCTCAAGGCAACGTATTTATTTCCTGTGGTGTCTCCTGTGCTCTGCTGGATCTTAAACTGTAGCTCTCTAAAAGGATCGTACTGTGTGAGGCTGTATCTGAACCTTCTAACCTTTGCATCTGGTAAAGTGAAAGGCAGTGTAGTGGAGCTTGTCCCTACAGTTGCCTCTTCATTATCAACCAGTGCAGCATCGTAAAGTGTTCCGTAAATTGTTGTAGCTGTAGCTGCTGCTGATGCACTTAAAGAGAGCCTTCCTCCGTTTGCAAAAAACAAAGTCTGCCCGTTACTTACTGCAATAGGTAAAGCATCAACAATAACACCCGAAGAGGTGTAATCTCCTATAGCGTAGCCAGCAGTTTTATTTATTGTAACAGTTCCAGAACTGCCAAGAAATATCTGGCCTGATCCTGTTTCTAAATTTGTTACCAATCTATCCCCTTCATCTCCGTCCAGAATTGGGAGAATGTCTACCTTGGCATTACTTCTATCAAATTCGTATTCTACAAAGTCTCCACTTTTTGGACTAAGCTGATCATTGAAAGCCAAGCCTCTTGTAACTGCTTGCCAAGCTGTATCTCTGTAATTGCTTCCGTCAAAGTTGTCTTGAAAATCTGTAGAAACAGCATTCTCTGGAGAGACGTAATCTCTCAGCTCCATTACATTGCCAACCTTGTCCAGTGTCAGAAGTTTCTCTGCATAACCACTGAAGGCTGGCACTGCAAAATCAATAGCTTTGACGTTATAGTCTGCATTCCCTTGCCAGTATCCTCCCCAGCTATTGGTATTTACATTGTATATCAGGAGGCAGTTGTTGACTGTGCTACTAAGTATTGGAACAGATAGCATAAACATTCCGTTCCAGAAAGTTGCTGAAGCCTGCTGAACTGCTGCACTCCAGTTTATTGAATCTATTAAATCTTGAATAGGATAGCTGATCACTCCTGCAGTGCTGGCTACCATTTCCTCAGCCATTGTACGCTTTAGACTTCTTACTCCGTCCTTGCTTAAATAGAAGAGATCTTCACCAACCTGAGCGGCAGCCCTGTGGCTAACACAGCCGCTTTTATTGCTAACCTGCCTGATTGTGAAGGTAGCTGTAGCATTGCCTGCTGTAGCTGTGGCTGCTGTTAAGGGATTGGTATCAACCAGATAAACACTGTTCTCACAAAATACTACTACGTTAGTTCCTACCCAAGAGTACATTCCTGTGACCGTCTCTGCTCCTGTTCCTACTTTAAAAGGATTTATCTTTGTAGTTCCTAAAGTGAACAGTGTGCTGGGAATAGCTGCCTCTTCATTATCTCCTACTGCTGAACCTGTTAATGTTCCGAAGATCTTTGTAGCGTTTGCTGCTGCTTCTGCACTTACTGAAAAAGCTCCTCCTCCGCTAAAGGTTAATATCTGCCCTATATCTAAAGGCACAGGCAAAGCATCAACTTCAATGCCGCTAGTTGTGTAGCTTGCTGTAGCGTACCCCCCAACTTTATCTATTTTTACAAAAGCCGTTAGATTAGGAAGAATGCTGCTAACGTAAATATCATTATTAGTTTCGTCGTACGCAAAAACTCTTCCTGAGTTTGCTATTAGGTATTTAGCATTTAAGGGAGCTGAATCTGCAGCCACTGTTTTAACCCAAGTACCTCCAGAATACTTTAATTCAAATATCTTATTACTACTGCTATCACTACTCCAATACATCTTATCAGCTATCTGGCACATATATGCAGGAGTAGTTGCAGGACTCATTGATCCAGCGACTGCACTTATAGCTGCTACTGTTCCGTTGCTCTGAATCTCATACAGAGATCCGTTTACTGCAGCTATCACTCTTTCTCTGCTGTCAGAGTCAAAGAAGTGTAACGTCTGTACGTTTATACTGTTAGTAGTACTACCTAGAAGATTTGCAAACCTGTGAAAGCCTCTTCTTGTTTTGAGAACCCCGTTAATCTCTGGGGCTAGATCTTTAATCAGTTCAGCTTGAGACTCGTTTAAAAGGTTCTCCCTGAAATTAGAGACTTGGCCACCTATAAAACTGGCCTGCCGATCGTACAGCAGAGTGTCGTCAACTGCATCATTGAAATAGACTGGCATTTTTAGAAACTAAAATCATTTCGGGTATATGCTCCTGAGAGATCCTCGGGGATGATCCTCATAATTTTAGCTGTTTGATTTGTTTCTGCATCTCTGGCCACTGCTAGGAGTCTATCCCCTTCACCAGTTTCCAGTTGTGCTTTTCCGTACTGTCTCTGCCTCTTTAGCATATCTGCAGTACCGTATTTGATCAGTGCGTTATCTATTCCGCTGATCATCGGAGCATCTGTGTCAGCCGTTAGTGGCCTAATCTTTTTCTTCCCTAAAATTGTCAACTGTATCGGTCCAGTAGAATCATACTCTGGCCTGTTGTATAATCTGACTCTCTGAAACTCAGACTTGGTTTCCCAAGCGTTCCAGTAGAACTTATCGTATCCTGTAATGTTCTTTACGATAATAGTGTCAGTAGTTTCCTCCTTGGACAAAGATGTAATCTCAGAATAACTTTCAAAAGTTACATTAGTTGAAGGACTTGCTGCCAAGGTGATTGTTTCCTTGTAAATTCTGTCAGGATCACCCTTTAATTTTCCTACTACTTCGATCTTCTTCCCAGCATCTGCTGCATCGACTGCCTCAAAGTAAAGATCGCCGTTAACAAGATTAAAATTAATACCCACAGAGGAAATAGCAGAAAACTTATTAGCAGTTCCTTTCTCGTTAATTGATGACGGATCTGCCATAAACTGCGTGATGATTTCTGAAGGGATGAGTTCTTCATTGTCTGCTGTTATTGCCAACACTTGTGAAATGTTCTGCGGTAAAATCAACTGATCACTGTATCCTGAAGCGTAGGCTGTAGCTGCTGCCCCTGATCCAGATCCACCTGTAAAAGTTACTGTAGGATTGTCTTCGTAGTTCTGGCCTGCATTAGTAAGAACAATCTCACCAACTGAATCATTAAACAGTTTAGCTGTTGCTGCTGCAGAGCTTCCTGTTGTGCTTGTAAATCCAACAGTAGGAGCTGAAGTGTAACCACTTCCTCCGTCTGTTAATTCAAGGTAGATGATCCTTCCGTCTGGTTCAGTTGTTACTCGATCAACTACAAGGCTTTCACGCCAAAGAGCTGAATCATAGATTAACTGATGATGCTGCCTGACATACTCCTTGCATCTGGTGATACTTGTACTGTCTGTTTTACCAACCAGATTGCAGATGTATGTGGCTATTTGTAAAAGTGTCATTAGGTTCCGAAAACTAATATTGAGGCGAACATTGGAGTAGCTAAAGTGTCATCTCCGTCATCAATCTCGTGAAATGTTACACGAAATCCTCCAGTGCCATAATTTGAAATTGTTGCCCTTGATGCTTCTGTAACTGTCGTTCCGTCTCCGTATTTAGAGTTAGCTACTAAAACAATAAAGTTGTCTGACGGGACAGCATCAGAAAAAGTAAAATCTACTATCCCTCTACTAACTACAACTGGAACAGGAACAAGTCTGCTTCCGTTTGTCCAAGTTGTAGGAGTTGTCCCTGAAGCTGTGAACTGTACACCTGTAGCGTTTGAAGAAGCTCCTACATTAGTAAAATTATCACCACTTTTGTA